ATGAATGGTTTGGGAGAAACTCAAAAATTAAGGGAAGTGTTAACAACTATTAATTCTGCTTAATTTTAAAAATATAAAAATATTTGTTTAGGTTAAATGGAAAAAGAATATTTTGAATTATTAGATGATGCTTTAAGCCAAGGGATATATGATGAAAATAAAATTGCAACAATGAAAAAAATGTTCAATATGCCCCCAAGCCTAATTGCACAAAAACAAAAAATAGAATCTTTAAAAACAACGGTTGCATCTGGAAAACCTGCTATGTCTCTTCAAGAACAGTTGGCTGCAGGTAGAAAACAAGCTAAAAAAGTTGCGAAACAAGAAGAAAATAAGTTTCCTTTATTTATTAATGGTCAACCTGTTTACAAACTAAATGGAAAGGTACCAGATTTTAGTGTTACGTCCGGTAAACAGGTAGAAACAACTCTTGCTAAAGCACAAGAAATTGATGCACTATACCAATTACAAAATCCTTCAGAAGATATCTTTGCAGTAACAGGTGATGGAGACAATGCAGCAAAATTAAAAGAATGTTATTTGTATCAAGCAAAATTTTTAGATGTTAATCCAAAAGCATATTTTGATTTCAAGTACAAAGATTATCAGACATACAAACCAGAAAACGTAGAATATCTTGAAAAAGAAAAAGTTACAGCTAATGAAACAGAAAGAAGTTATTTGGATGATTTATTAGGATTGTATAATGCACAGATACAGAAACAAGAATTAGCATTATTGTCTGGTAAATTTAATGGAGCTAGAGTTAATTTAAATCAACTGTTTCACCAATATAAGGTTGGAGAACCAATTAGTACAGGTGGTGGCAATTCAAATAAATACAAAGGATTAAATATACCTTGGTTGAAAAAAGGTAACCCCCTTAGCGAAGATGATGCTAGAAGAGTAGAACAACATATTAACAATAATATAAATTTTTATAAAATTATTCGTAAATCAGACCCAACTACATTTTCTAAGACGCATATTAGTGATTTAAGAAAAACAGTACCCCAAGATAAAAGAGAATATATGGCATTATTGTCTTTAATACCAGATAGTTTCGGGGATGAAGAAAAAGATGCTTGGGCTAATGGTATAAGAACTGCTTACAGAAACAAATATATTACAAAAACAACAAAAGCACCATTAGTAGCTGATATGTTTACTCAAATAGGTGCATTTTCACCAGAAGATATTAAAAACCCAAAAGAATACATAAAAACACCCAGTAAACCGATGACTATTCCAGATAATTTTAGAACCCCAGAAGGACAACAACCATTAATAAAACAGAAGTCGTATATTTCTAGTGTGGGTGATTATCAACCAGATGATGAATCCGATGATGATGAATCCGATGATGATGAACCCAATCTTATGGATTCCCTTCTTGGGGGTTTTGGCAAACGTCGCAGTAAGCGTAAAAGCCGAAAAAGTAAGCGTCGTAGTCGAAAAGTTAAAAGGAGAAGTAAGCGTAAAAGTTTGAAAGTTAAAAGGAGAAGTAAGCGTAAAAGTTTGAAAGTTAAAAGGAGAAGTAAGCGTAAAAGTTTGAAAGTTAAAAGGAGAAGTAAAAAAAAGAAAAGTGTTAAATATAAATTTTTCTCGATTTAAATTCAAAAATAAAAACATTGTTGTTTAATAATGACTTCTTTCTGGGTATCTAATCCGAATGATCTAAATCTATTAAGATTCTGGCCATGCTCACAAGGTTCAGTAGAATACAACATGAATGCTATGACTGTAATGGTTATTTATATTTCAATTATTGCATCAGTAGTTTCTAAAACGTATTCACCTTTATATCTTGGTACTCTCGGTGTTGCTGGTATAGCAACTATATACTATTTAAAATATTCGCCAGTTGAAGGTATGGAAAATTCTATGCCAAGATTTGTTCAACCCAGTCTTGGGGTAGCACAGGGAAGTGGGGAACAATTAAGACAACCAACACCCAACAATCCATTTATGAACGTAGACGTAACAGATTACGATAAACCCCAAAAGTATCAAAATTATCATAGATACAAGGAGGCTGTTTACCCAACACCCGAAACAGAACAGATTAGGAAACAGGTAAGTAATGATTTTATTGGAGGTCTATTCCAAGACCCTAACGGCAAGATATGGGATCGTCATAACTCACAGAGACAGTACATTTCACAACCTGTAGGTGAAGTGCCAAGCAGACAAAATGAGTTTGCACAATGGTTATACGGAAAAGAGTATGTATGTAAGACAGGAAGTATTTATGATCGTTATGGTGTTAAGAGTACACCCGATTCATTGGTATGTAATGGATTTAATGCTGCCGAACCTACAAATTTTGGAATAAAGGAGAAATATGTTTGATTAAATTCCTGCCTTAATGCCTTAAACATAAATAAAATCTAACATATAATTATATGAAGATACACCCATTATGGTTTCTTTGTTTATTTACTAGATTGTTGTTAATATTTTTAATACGGTATTTTATTAACAAAAAAAAGAATAAAACAGCAAAAACATTAATTACTATTTTATTAGTTTTTATTGGTTTGGGATTTATTAGAAAAGCTTATTTTTCTTCAAACAATGAAACACAGTTTGCTAAAGTATTTTGGCACGAAACTAGATATGTTCACGGTGTTTTATATATAATGGCTAGTTTGTATTTGTTTTATGATAATCTAAATATGTGTTTGTTGTTACTTGCTTTGGATGTTATATTCTCTGTATTGTACAGAATCATTTTAAATCATTGAAATTTGAGAATTCCATTCCCATTCATTACAAGAATCGGGACATCCCGTAAATTGTATATCCAATGGATTTCCGTCATTTCCGACTAATGGCCACACTTTATCTCCTGGTAAATTAGAAACGTTTGCATCCTTAGTATATTGATAAACAGGTAATGGTATTCCATTGCAGCTGTTTACTTTTATAAACAAGTAATAATATTCATTAAAATTACTCTGACTTGGGTTGTTGTCATTAATCTTAGATACATCTTTTACGGGTACTGTTTCTATACTCAAATTAGTAATTGGATTGCCACCAGAGTCTAATATTCTAATTTTATTTTTTGGAGTCTTGGTTATAACTGTAGGCCATTCGGGATTATCCCATTTATCCAATTCAATGTCAAAAGCACTGTCTCTCAAACTTCCTCGTGTAGCTACATCAGTTTCCTTGAAATATAAAGGTTTGGTAGAAGAACTAGAACCCTTAAGGTCCAGTGCACCCGTAATAGTTAAATATCCTTGATCTGTTTGTCTTATTGTTGTACAACTGTTACACCAATCAGAAACCTTGGTCCCCTTTTTATACTGTACAGCCGCATTCAAAAAATCCAACAAATTAACCTTGTTCTTGTCCGTACCATCAATACAATCATACCCCAATTGATCCATAGTACCTTGAGACCCCCAAACATTTAACAATGCTTGAATATAATTAAAATCTGTTACTTGGTCACACACATCCATTTACTAATATCTAATATATTAATTTATTGATAATCACTTTAAAGAATGCCCTTTAATTTAATTATAAAGATAAAGCTAATGTTTATCTTGGGTGTAGATATTGGGTTATATCATATGGGTTTGGTTGGGTGTGAAGTATTTCCAGATTTTACTCTGAAAAGTGTTGAATTTTGTGAATTGGTTGATATAACTGATTTTAATTGTAAAAACCCCGAAGGAATTAAGGGGTGTGTGTTATTTCATGAAAAATGCATAGCAGACTATATGTCACACTTCTTCCAAAACTACGAGGGTATTTTCGACAAATCAGAATATGTAATTATTGAACGTCAGCCTCCTATGGGTCTTGTTGCTGTTCAAGAATTAATATTGTTTAAATATAGGTCAAAGTCTGTTATGGTTTCTCCTAATTCTATGCATGCTTATAATGATATTGGTCATTTGGGTTATGACGATCGAAAGGAGATGACTATTAAATTGACTACACACAATTTAAAAAAGTTTGAATATTTTAATAAATTAAGTAGAAAGCATGATATTTCCGACGCATTACTTATAGTAAAGTATTTTTTATCCAAGAAGAATAAGGAATATATAAGAATTAAAGAGTTGGAAGAATGGAGAACTAGGAATCAAACTTTTATTAAAAATATAAATGCATATGCTTACACCCCATAAAAGTTTAGTAACCTTTGTAAACATTTCTGAATGTGTCAATTTCTGTATCTACTTCGGTATCTACGTCTAATTCACAAGAAGGTGCGTCAGCTTGACAATTTGGGGAATTTACATCTACGTCTACGTCTACGTCTATGTCAGTGTCAATGTCTGGTGGTGGTGGATCGTCATCTTCGTCATCTTCGTCATCTTTATTTGATACAACAGCGTATATTATACTAGCGGTTATACCGGCTATTGCCAATACAGCTGGGCTTAATAACACAGATAAAACTTGAGAACTAGACCCAACAACTTTACCAGCCACCCAAGCACCTCCCAGAATTGCCGCAATTATGATGTATACCCAGAAATCGAACGATAATCCCTTGTTTAATTGAGAAACATCTAGTGTATAATCTGATATAATTTTGTTTAATATAGTCGAGTTAAATATAGAATCTATAACAGATGTAGCTTCCTGTATATTTCTCATTTCTTGAACAGTTTCATTAGTAATGCTGCAACCACAACCAGAACCATTGTTTGTGGCACAAACTTCACCACCTTCAGGTATATTAGCGTAATATTCTTCTGAAATCCTTGTTTCACAATCCTTTTTTTCTTGAATAGACAACTCAGGATCCAAACAAGGTCCATAATTAGGGGGAATTTTTGCACCACAAGTAGCACTACCTTTAATAGTTCCTTTGTTTACTAATACAATAGATTGTACTAACCCCGAATCTTGTTCATTTGTATTACCTGCATCGGCATTGATACTGTTAGTAACTTTGTTTTTAATAATTTGTGTTATTGTTGTAGCTTCTTCTGAAGTATTAAACTGGGCGAAATTAAGACCCGAATTTGTTTGTGAAATAGTTTTTAACACTTCTGATTGAAAATCGTTAGTGATTCCTGTTACCATTTCAGATTTTATATTGGTTTCGGCCAATTGTTCTGAACTAAGAGAAACCTCCGTTGTATTAGTTAGACAAAGACCACCCGAACCACCCGAACATTCTATAATACCTCCTATACTATCACCTGTATTTGTACATGCCCAATTAATAGCACAATCGTTTTTACAAGATTGTAGGCTTATCCCGTTTAAACGACCAATACCTCCAGGATCTCCGACATTACAATCATACGTATCCGTACCCTTTAATTCAAGCCAATCAACACCTTTAGTACCAGATGGTTGAGAAAATATAGCACTGTTCCCATCTCTTATATCATACCTCTTCTTCCCGTTACCTAAATCTATTATTCCTATATAAGTTGTTTGATTACAATTATCATTACAACTATTTTCTGTATAACCATTCTGTGCAGAAATTTCTAAATACGGATTAGTTGGACAGGCTAAACGTCTAGCCCTTCTAATACAAAGATCTTCTACTTCAAACTCGTTCTTATCAGATTGACCTTCGCATATTCCATCATAAGTTAATGCTTCATCCATAGTTCCATACATAATATCACAATTAGATGGATTAGTAGCTATATCATCACCCATTCTTCTACTTGGTGTAGAAAACTGGCATTGGTATGTAGGTAATCTACTATCATACGCACATTGTGATTCACACATTCTTTGTGAACGTTCACTTGATTCACATACGCCTACAGATTCATTCTGTACTGTAATAGTTTGTGTTATGTTAACATTCTGTTGTGATTTATTGGATGCTTTTGCTCTCAATTGTTGACCTATCTTAGTTATTGATTCTTGGTATACATCTAATGACGATCTGGATAAATTTGAAGCTCCAACTCCCATTAATTCTAACAATAGATAAATATATTAAATTTCAAAATAACTACAATTTAAATTTCTAGCTTGAAAAGCTTTAATTTCTATGAAATCCGTGTTTACAACACGGGCTTTGAAAAAGCTTTAATTTCTATGAAATCCGTGTTTACAACACGGGCTTTGAAAAAGCTTTACTTTTTCTTTTTCTTCATATTTAAACAAGCTACTGTAACTCCGAATATTAATAATACTAATAATAACATAAAAGGCCAATATCCAATTGAACCAGAACAGTTTGAATTAATATCTTGTATAATAATTTTACACGTATCCTCGACATCACCTCCACATGTTTTAGAATCTTCGTCACACGGAGCTCTATATCCATCGTATAATTCGTACACATTTTCAAAACTAGGTCTCTCTGACTCTTTAACGTTCGTTTCGTCATTGACTAGGTTGTGTAACTTGTATACCCACAAAGATAGATTACGTCTCGTATCCAAGTAATTTGCGATTGGTAACGATTTTAAATTTTCTTTGTAATGTACTTTACACCAATCACACGGAAGTACAAATTCTAAGCTTTCAAAAAACATTTTATATTTTTGTGCAATTTCTTTATCTTCTAAAGTATTAGTAATTGTTTCGGGATACCCCATAGCAACCGAATGTAAAAAATGCCACGCAGTTGGGCCCCAACATCCGGGTTTAAGTCCGTTATTTGCCATATTTGTTAATACACAATAATTTTTTTTTAGGTTATTAACCGTTTTTTAAATAAAACTAGTTATTAATGAAATACTTAATTTATGGATACACTGGTTGGATTGGGAACAAGTTGTCAACACTTATTCAGGAATCAGACAATATCGTTATTGGATCTGTGGCTAGGATGGAAAACAGGCGTGATTTACTTAATGAGATTAGTATGAAAAAACCCGACCGTGTTATTGTAGCTTCTGGAAAAACAGGGACACCCAATGTTGATTGGTGTGAAGATAATAAAGAGGAGACGTTAGTTACTAATGTAATTGGGATATTAGATATAGTTGATGTTTGTAAAAAGTTTGGAATACATTGTACTGTGTTTGCAACGGGATGTATATTCGAATATGATGAAAAACACAAAGTTGGTGGTATAGGATTTACTGAAGATGATTCACCAAATTTTAAAGATTCGTACTATTCTTATACTAAGGGAGTTGTTGAAGAGTTAATAAGAAATTCTGGTTATTTGGACAATACATTAATTCTTAGAATTCGTATGCCTATATCTGATAAGTTAGAACCAAAAAATTTTATAACAAAGATAGTTGGGTATGAAAAAGTAATTAACATTCCAAATTCTATGTCTGTACTTACCGACCTTTTACCAATAAGTATTAAGATGTCCGAAGTTAAAGAGACTGGTATTTATAATTTTACAAACCCTGGTGTTATTAGTCATAACGATTGTTTGGAATATTACAAAATGTTTGTTGATTCTGAATTTGAGTACACTAATTTTACTGTTGAAGAACAAGACACTATTTTAAAATCTAAAAGATCAAATAATTTTTTAAGTACTACTAAATTACAAACTTTTTGTTCTAAACATAATCTAGAATTACCGGGTATACACACTTCAGTAAGAAAAATATTAAAAAATATTAAAAAATAATTAAAGTTTTTTCAAAGCCAGATCTCACCAACATTACCAAATAAGTTAATTTACTCTACAATTTGGTCCACGTCTATTCTTCCAATTACAACTACATCTTTCAGATTTACTAACATCTAAACATTCAACTTTATTTAATTTACTTTTGCATAATAATTCACAAGGTAAAATAATAGGACTTTGAGTTGGTGAAATTGTAGGACTTTTAGTTGGTAAAGTAGGTGATTGTGTAGGACTAGGTGTTAATAATTTACAATTAGGTTTATTCTTTACTTTTTTCCATATACATCCACAATTATTATTATTACATTTATTTTTATTATTACTGTTTTGTATACACCCTTCACTACAAGTTATTGGCGATTCTGTAGGTTTTAATGTTGGAATTATAGGTGACTGTGTAGGACTAGGTGTTAATAATTTACAATTAGGACCATTTTTTATTTTTTTCCATATACATCCACATTCATCATTATTGCATTGTTTTTTATTTTTATTTATTTCACATTTTGAACTACAAGTTAATGGAGATTGAGTTGGAGATATACTAGGTACATTTGAAGGCCTTCTTGTAAAAACACCATCAGTACATATTAGTTCAGTTAAAGAGTATAATATATCTATAAAATTATTTACATTATTTATATTAAATACAAATGGAGTTATTTCATTTAACAATATTTCATTGTAATTACCTAATCCCATAATAATAATTTTAATATCTGGATATAAACTTTTCGTAATATTTATTTGTTCCATCATATAATCAACAGGAGAAGTTCCTTTTATACCTTTAGTTGGTTTACCATCAGTAAATATAATAACAAATTTATCTGCTATTTCTCTTGAATTTTTTAAATATTTATCTGTAAAAAATTTTATGGCACCTCCTGTAAATGTAGACCCTTTTCCATATTTAATTTCATCAATTGCATTTAATAAATTATTTTTATTATAACTAAATTGAATTAATCCTTTTACTTTACTATTAAATTCTATAATACTCATTTCAGCACCATCTGGAGATAAATCAAAATTATTAACTAAATTATTAAGAAATACTTTTGTTTTTAAAATACCACCTCTAAATATACTATTACTTCTGTCCATAATAATACCTATATCCATAATTTTAGAACACTGAATAGGACTCATTGTAGGTGAAACACTTGGTGACTTAGTGGGTGACTCAGTGGGTGAAACACTTGGTGACTTAGTGGGTGACTCAGTGGGGCTCTTGGTGGGTGAAACACTTGGTGACTCGGTGGGTGAAACACTTGGTGACTCAGTGGGTGAAACACTTGGTGACTCGGTGGGTGACTTAGTGGGGCTCTTGGTGGGTGACTCAGTGGGTGACTCGGTGGGTGACTCGGTGGGTGACTCGGTAGGACTTAGAGTCGGCGAACATGTCTTGTAGATTTTCGTGAGCGCCTCGAGAAACCCTTGGTCGGCCAGGTCGTCGAAACTCGCCGCCGCCACGACGTTCACCGGAGTGCTTGCGGTGTCAAACAGGGTCAGGTCCGTGCTGGAACCGATCGGGATGTAGACCACCGACACACCGATTTCTTCTTGCAGCTTGTTGGCGTACTCGATTGCTTTGGGGCGCTGCGAGCTGGGGTAGGGCTGGCCGTCTGTGATGAGGAATATGAAGCGCAGGCGGCCGCTATTGATAAAGCTGCCCTGGTTGAAGTACCCGAAGATGCGTTCGAGGGCGTCACCGGTGTACGTGCTGCCGCCGCGGCGCGAAAGCGCGTCGACGCGCGTCTCGAAGCTGGTGCGACAGGTCTCGGCGACGCACTGCTCGAGCGGGAAGAAGTCTTCCACGGGGAAGTTGTCGTCGCTTACGGTTGAGCTGAACTCCATGAAACCGAAGCGCGTGTCGGGCAGCCCGAGCTTGAAGCGGTCGTCCTGGGTGTTAAACTTCACTCCGGTGCTGTACTCTATAACCAATTCCTTGGATTGTTGGAATTCATTTGAGCTGATAGAGCCGCTTTCATCTAGAAGCCACATGATGTCTGTGGGTCGGTCTATGATAGAGCAGAACTCATTGGCATGGGTTATTACCGCGAGGCAGACAAAGATGGTTGTACGAATCATTCTCTTGTTGGGGAGTTCAAAATACAGTTTAAATAATTAATATTTAATATTGTTTTGTTGTCTACTTGTTCTCATATACTTATTATATAACCCCATTCTTTAAATGCTTTCAAATTTATTTTTTAGTTTTTAAAACTCAAATTTGTTAGTATTTAAAGAATGATTGACTTAATGGTTTGAATTTTTAAATTGTTTTTAAATTGTATATATAATTAATGTCCACACAATTTCAAAATACAGTTTAAATAATTAATATTTTATATTTTTAAATTGTTTTTAAATTGTAATTTATTTTATCAATAATAGGTCTTAGTATATCTTCATTAATTATTACAATATTTTTAGTAATAACAAATCTTCGTATATATAGAAAAAATCCGAATAGTTTTTTATTTAAACCAACACCTTATAAATATGTAAATTATTTTTATTCGTTTATTGTGTTTTCATACTTAGCAACATACAATTTATTGGTATCAACTGTAAATTATTTTATCAAATTAAATGTTAAAGCAATTGTTGTTATATTAATAGTTTTTTCTATATATATAGCATCAATTATTAGTTTGAGTAAAGTCGGTAATTAAATTATTCAATTTTTTGGTTAATTGGAGTAAAAGGAAATGGACAAACCAAATTGCTTTCAGAATCTTGGCTAACTATTGGACTAATAAGACCAGTTCTATCCATATTATTTATAAGTGGAGCTTCTTCATAGTTAGAATCTGAAGGAACAGTAAATGGTCCATAATCACTTGATTCGTAGTCAGTTATTCTATTATCCAACGATTCAATTTCATTATTTAGATCGAAGATCTGAAAGCAATCTTTGATTGCGTCGCGAAGCTTTCATAGAAATTTATAAGATATCGTTAGTATCAAAAAAGTTAAAGTCACTCTCTAACGCTGAATCTCCAGGAGTATCATTAAATCCGAAATTTTCCTGATCTAAAGGAATACTGTCTGTAAAATCTGGTATATCTGGTATATCAGAAGACCCAGTATCTGTTGGAAAATCATCATCAGTAGATCCAAGAAACCCCAATCCATCATCTGTTACTGGGATCTCTTTGAAATTACCATCCCCTTCATCTAAATTAAGATTATCTAAATTAAGATTATCTAAATTAAAATCATCATCTTTGATTTTATCTTCAAAGGGAGCTGTATCTCCTATAGGAAATATAGGAACATCACTATCATCAATATTTGTATTTGACTCAGGATCTGGTGTAAATAATTCACTTAGATTACTTTTTTCTGATTCATATCCAGAATCTATTTTATTATCCGAAGAAGTAGGAATATCATCCATAATATCACTACCACTTAAAATATCACCAATATCATTGTCATCTTTTTGAATAGGTTCTGGTTGAGCGGATGGTGTTACATGTTCTGTAAACGTGTTACATAGGTATTCCTGAAGTATAGACTGTATGGGTATCATAGCACTAATGGTATTGTCAATGTTAGTATTTATAGTATCTTTTATTTTTTCTGTGTTGTCTCTATCCAAAGAATCCTCAAAAGGTTCAGGACTGTAATAGAAACATTCAGCTCCAGCTACGTATACACTGTGTATAAAGATTTCTGGGGTTGGTATTTTAATTTTAATATTACTATGCTTACCACCCAAACGTACAGATGCTAAAATTTTTACATGAGATACAAAAATAGCAGTAACCATATCCATAAGATAAGGACATTTTTCCTTAATCCTGGTAGTTTCCTGATCTAATATACTTTGGTTCCAGCTAGGTATCTGTTTTAAAAAAATTTGAAATTGTTTCAACGGGTTATATTCATCCTCACTTACGGAGTCTTCGTAAATACTAGAAAAACCTTCTTGTATAAGAGGTTGGAGATGTCTTTTTAATTGGTCTGAATATTCATCTCTTGCCGCAACTAATACACTAACATTCAGTTGGTTTGACATTTATATACTCTCAAGTATTTATTTACTATTTGAAAACGAATTAAAGAATTGAATTAATTATTTAATAAAGAATGTCGATGGAATCCGTATCTAGTATTATAGATGAGTTAAACAGCACAAACAGTACTTTGGAAAAACAAGATATTTTGAAAAAGTATACAGATGACGAATATCTAACTAAAGTGTTAGTCTTTGCTTACGACCCGTTGGTCCAATTTAATGTTTCGTCGACTAACGTTAAAAAATATGTTAGTAATAAAAAATACGAAACTCAAAAGTTTAGAAAATATACCGAATTGTTTGGATTGTTGGATGATTTGAGTAACAGAGTCGTTACTGGTAACGAGGCACTTAAGTCGGTTAACGAATTTGTTAAAGAGTTGAGCGAACCTTTGAAATCGTTGGTATATAATATTTTGGACAAAAACCTAAAAATCAGAATAAGTCACAAAATTATCAATAAAGTTTATCTATCAGAAGGGAAAAAAGGTAATGTGATCGATGTATTCGATCCCGTATTGTCTTATAAATATGATTCAAAGTTCACTGAATTAGACAACAGTTGGTTTATTTCCAGAAAATTAGATGGTGTTAGGTGTTTAATCTTTATTAACCCAAAGACCAAAAAGATTAAAACTTATTCTCGAAACGGCAAAGATTTGTATAACACTGAATGTATTACAAACCAAATTGACATTTCTAAATTCAAAACCAATGTATTTTTAGATGGTGAAGTTGTTTTTATTGACACAGTTAGTGATACAAACCAAATTGACATTTCAGACGGTCAGGAGGATTTTAAGAGTGTTATTGAAATAGTTCGTAAAAAGAGCAAGGTTGAAGATGTGTCCAACATTTATTATAAAATATTCGACATAATTCCAGAAGATGTGTTTTTTGGTAATGCTGAAGGGGTGGAATATTCTAAAAGATATGCACAGATCCAAAAAATATTTCGGAACAATTCGAAAATTAAGATTGTTGAACAAACGGTTCATTCGGACAATACTTTTGACATTATGACTGAGAAATCTAAAACATTAGAGTGGGAGGGGTTAATGGTTCGGAAAGACACGTTGTACAAGAGTGGCAGAACTAGGGATTTGGGGAAAATTAAGAGTTTTGTTGATGATGAATTTACAGTAACCGACGTTATTAATGGCCCTTTTAGAATTATTGATCCAGATACTAAACTCGAACGAACGATTACTTGTTTAGCAGCAGTCATAATAGATTATAAGAAAACCAAGGTTGGTAGTGGATTTAGTATTGAAGAAAGAAAATTATATTATAAAAATCCTGAAAAAATTATTGGTAAAAATATTACAGTTCAATATTTTGAAAAAACACCAGATAGTTTAAGATTTCCAACATTTAAAGGAATTAGGGATTATGAATAAAATTTTGTAGAATATACGTTTATTTGTCCGTTAGGGTTAGGCAAGCCCTTAAAATGAACACTAAATCCTTTAATAATATTATTTGATGTTTTAATTTGATTTATTACACCTTGATCATTACTATAAATTCTTCCATATTTTGTACCCCATTTAGGTGAATCTTTTGCTAATTTTGCAAAAATAAGTCTAGCTGCTATATTTTGTGTATGAGAAATATATCTTATAAATATTTGTTGTCTTTCATATTCCTGTTTAATATGTGAAGGAACATTACAATCTTTATAAATATTATCTTCGTTAGCATAACAGTGAAAATCCCAACTTGGACAATCTCTGATAGGATATATATTATTCGTGTTTGAATATATTATGGACATTTTTATACTTTTGCTTAATGCTTCGTGTTTAACACATTTTATTAATTCTTTAATTTTGTCAATATTTTCTGAATAAAAATTATATATTAAACCAGCTCCTTCAATAGATAACAATACTGGCAAACTTTCCTCACCAATTCCACACTCTTTTAATTTTTTTATAAATGCATTTTCTATTTTCCTTTGTATTTTTAAAAAGATAATATAACCTTGTGTCATTGCTTTATATTGTGAATATATTGATGTAAATTCAACAGAATCATCAGGAATAGAGTCTAAATCTAAATTTAAAAGTGAATTGGCTACATTTATTAATTTTGTAATTGTATCTGATGATATATCATTAATTCCTATTGAATATTCATTTAAATTTAATTCTTTTGTTAAAGATGGATCTTTTTCTTTAGTATCGTTAATTAATCCAAAAAAGAAACACAAAGATAAAGCAACCGATGAAATATCAGAAAACGATTCATCATCTTTATCTTTAACACCAGCTAATATCTCTAATCTTCTTGCTTGCATATATTGGTCATATCCTTGTTTAGTTTCATCCGAACGTAATATTTTGTTTTGAATTATTTCATTAATTTCATTTAAATTTATCATATTTTTTTCTGTATTGCCTAATATTTCTGGTGCAGATGAAATACCTATTCTAACTTTAGGTCTGTTACTATTCTTTTGTGTATAATTTTTTAAAATAAACATAGCTAACCAATACATTTTAACAAAACGTTTTTCTCCCGATATTACTATTTCCCAAGAATCTCCAATTTCATTAAGTTTAAAAATATCATAAGGATTTTGGGTTCCAAATTTGCACATTAATTTATTCATTCCTTGCCTTAAAATAAAATTATGTAAAGAAATTTGTTTTTTCATTTCTTCTTGGTTTTGTGCCCATAAATTAGTTGAATTTTTTAAATCTGTAATCATTATACAACTACCTTCTTTTTGTTTATAATAATTACAATTACCTATATCTTTTGTAACAATAAAAAATTGAAAATCATCATCTGTATCATCGAAACTAATAGCTGGTGGTCTTTTTAAATCCATCGACGTTCTTTTGGCATTATCTAGTTCGTTTTGGTGTAATAAATCTTTACTATGTTCCTGTTTTAGTAATGGATTCATTGAATCTATTAATATAACAATATATTTAAATTTAATATTTAGAAATTTAATATTTAGAAATTGGGGTTAAAACTAGACCTAATAATAGACTGGTTCTCCTTTAATTTTGTCCAATCACCCACCTGTTGGTATACAGGTTTGGGATCTAACATACAAGTACCAGTTTTGTCTGCAGACATTCCTGGAATGAATTCATAACACCCGGTCTGGCTTGATTGACCACCCGCACCTGCTCTAACATTTTGGTATGCATGAAGACCGTGAGCATTAGTATATTTGGAGTTTTCGAGTCCAAAATCTTTATCTCCGAATGATTCGGGAGCAGATAACACACAATTATCTCCACAAGTATCTCTTATTGTGAACGAATCTGGGTAGAAAGCAGATGTGCAGTTATTCGATCCAGAAATTTCATAAGCTTTTGAAATTCCCTTGCCACATTTCTGATAATTGTTAGTTTCATCTTTGATCAACTGACCAATGTTTCCTTGAATTGGCATAGGCCCTTCTTCTCTTTCCATAGGTTTTTCATCTCCTGGAGAATGCGACCAATTCATTAATCCCTGTTTATATGGTACTGTGTTGGGTCCAGAGATAATATTAGATTTTTGATTTGAGAATGTGGGTTTGGCAAAATCTTTATCACTTGGAAATACTGTAAACTTGTTGTCTGAAGCAATCATTATTATAATAGAATTATATTTTATTTTGTATTTTTAAAACTAATTAATGATTTTACAAAAATTTTTGAACTAATGTATTTTACCCTTAAATATTATAAATAATAGAAAAAAGAAAAAGAACAATAATGTTAATCTAGTAATTGAGTCAGATAATATCATTGACATATACTAATATTTTTAATCAAAGATTAATTTTTATTTAAAATTGTTGTTTCTACGGAATAGTGGTCAGATCCAAACGGGTTATTAAATTCAGGTTTTGTAAAAATCTGTTGTGTTGTAAAAATAGCATCTAAACTATTAATACTAGAATATTTGAAATGTTTACTCAATATTTGTATCTCTTCTTCAGATCTAAAATTAAAATCTCCTCCAAATATAATTTGTGAATGTATCCCAGATATTATTCCAGCCATTTGTTCTAACTGTTTCCACCTAACATCCTCGTGCAATCCGTCATCTGGCCAACTGTTTACATACCCTGCTTGAGCATGAGTATTTAATATAACTATTGTATCACCTAAATTATTTAATGTCGTTGCTTTCAAAATTCCTTTCTGTGATACGGAATCTATACTTCCGCCATTATTAAATGGGATAAACTCATAATCAATTATTCTTAATTTAGAAGTATTTACTGCAATTATCAGACCTGAATCTCCCCACTGAGTAGTATTTAAAAAATCAGGAGATGGAGAAACTAATACGTCGTACCCTTCTTGGTTTAGTGATTTTGAAAAATTATTTTTGGCCCCATTTTTAAGTGGGGTATAAAAGGATTCTTGTATCATAATAATATCAAAATCTTTCAAATATTTAACTAATTTGGGATAATCGTTTCCTCTACTAGAGAATGGGAGAACGTTTATATTATAAGTTATTGTTTTAAAACTATTATTTGATAAATCCATATTATTAGGTTCAAATGTTAACAATTCTATTTGTTGTTTACACATATATTTTAAAGAAAGAAGTATAATAGAACTTAATCCAGTATATATAAACATCTTTTTGTTTTTATAATATGTTGAAGATATCAACATTGTCAAACTAATTATTACTATCAACGGAAGTATGTAATTAGCTGGAATAAGTGTAGTTACAGTACTATATGTTGTTTTTAATGGAATTGTAAACAAGTTTTGTGCAAGTTCCATCTTTATTTATTGTATTATATAAAATTTTATTGTTAATATACACAATTAATTATCCCTTTTTTCATATTTTTTAACAAAATCTAATAACTGATTAAATTTCACTGTTACCACAGGAGCATCGTAATTTTGAGCAATATACATCCCAGTTGTTACACCAAACAAAAATGTTGTTAGTTGTTTCATTATATTAATATTAAATAAAATAATTTTCTTTGCAAAGCGCTGTGCGATTATTCCAAAGAAAATGCCTTAACAATACAGGCTGTACAAATTCTTTCATCACAAAAATGATTAAAAATTTTACAATTCATACATTTTATTTCACAAAAACATTGACAAGCATAATAACTCCACATTATGTCTGGAGTAAACATTTCTTTGCAATTTCTACACTGTTCTGTCATTAATACTAACGTTTAATTTTTTATTATGTTTGGACCACAGTTAAATGCATTTAGCATGTTTAAACCAAGCGATTTTGGATATTTATTGTAACGTTTCCATTCGCGAACTGAATGTGAATATACACACTTATTATCCGAACAATTCTCGGGACACCAAAGATATTTATTATTTGATCCACTTTTATTCAACATTTGAAGGTGTTTATTCCAATCTCTATTATAATAATAATCTTTTTCTTCGTAATATTCACGACGTGTTACATCTTTTTCACGACGTGTTACATCTTTTTCACGACGTGTTACATCTTTTTCACGACGTGTTACATCTTTTTCCCTAATTTTCAATTGTTCCTCTAGGTTTTCGCTTTCTTCGATTTCTTCAAATTTGCGCTTCTTAGATTTTGCCGGTCCGCATTTTACCGGGGATTTTACACTTTTAGATTTTCCGAAAATATTAAAGTAATCAATCATTGTTATTACTTTAATAGTTTGTGTATGTTTAAGTTACTTTAAAGACTTTAATCTAGAAGCGCCAGAAGCGATAAGCACTAGCGTTGAAATTTAGTGGGCCTGGGTCACCTCTGTTATAACTAAGACAACTTGGTTGGCTTAATTGATCTAGATACATAGGTACTAACCAGTCAACGTTGTTGTATTTCTGTGGATGCCACCATGGACTTGGTATATTGAACACCAGCCCTGGTGCAGTGAATCCTTCCGTTAAAAATCCAGAATTACAGCATAATAAAGTAGAAACAGCTGCAATTATTGTTACAATTGCTATAAGATTGTTGCTCATGTTCTTGTTACTAAGATACTTATATTTTATTTTTACATACAATCAATTTAAAAGAAAGAATTACTTATTTTATAATAAAGATGAAGAGAATAACTTCAAGTACGCATGGGACCGGGTCTGAAAGACAATCGGATTACGAAGACAAGTCGAGTACGCAACGAAGTTACGAAGACAAGTCGAGTACGCAACGAAGTTACGAAGACAAGTCGAGTACGCAACGAAGTTACGAAGACAAGTCGAGTACGCAACGAAGTTACGAAGACAAGTCGAGTACGCAACGAAGTTACG